CTTTGCACCGCTTTTGAAAAGAACAACCCTTCAAAAAAGTAGCGGGGTGTAGCGCAGTCCGGTTAGCGCACCTGCTTTGGGAGCAGGGGGTCGTGGGTTCGAATCCCGCTACCCCGACGAAAAATTCAAGTCAAGAAAAATTGAATGGTGTTGAGCTGATGCAGTTTGTATCGGCTTTTTTCGTTTATGTAAATTAGACACAATTATACCCCGTTTTGGGGCAAATAAAGAGGCTATTTCTTTGAACTATCTTTGAACAAGTTTCTCTATTTACATTCGTTTAGGGGAAATTAAAGTAATTTCCTATCAAATAACCCCGATTCAAGCTGTTTAATGCATTTTTTAACCTTTAAAAAACATTAAAACAGTATATGGCAACATTTAAAGCAGTTGTTTTCCAAACTGGAAGACACATAAAACTAGATGGAACATCTAATATAAAGATTAGAATATATCATAATAGAGAGTCACAGTATATATCTACCGCTTATTATATCCGCCCTGAAAACATGGACGAATCCGGAAGAATCTTATCGGGAGTGACAAACGGAGAAATGATAGAATACGAAATAAATGCGTATATCCAGAAGATCCGGAGAGAATATTTAAAATTGGGGCAAGATAGAACACAATTCATGTCTTGCATGGATCTCAAGGAGGAAATAGAAAAATCTCTCGCTCCTGATGCTGAATTTATAGACTTCGTAGAATTCGCTCAAAACATAGTAATTCAGACGAAAAAGAAGAAAACAGCCGAATGGTACAGCTCTTCTATCGATACTCTATGCTGGTACACGAAAAGGAAAAAGATAGATATTAAGTTAATCACCTCATTCCTACTAAATAAGATGATAAAAGACCTGTATCAATCAGGCCCAGCAGGTATTCCGCTAGAACCTGGCACAATAAGCCATTATCTTAGAGGCTTAAGAGCATTATACAACAAAGCCAAACTCTATTATAACAACGAGGACTTCGATATCATAAGAATACCTGGTGATCCGTTTAAAAAGGCAGAGATTCCAGAGTATCGAAGAAAAAGAAAGAATATAGACATCAATACCTTATTAAGAATTCGAGATTTCCAGTCCGATAAAAGACGAACTAATATGGCACGAGACGTATTTATGATGATGTTTTACATGATGGGGGTCAACATCAACGACCTTTATAGTATTTCGTGCGAACGTCGCGGAAGATTAGAGTACACACGTTCAAAGACGAATACGGATAAAAATCACGAACAGGTACCACTTTCCGTAAAGATCGAACCGGAACTTCGCACACTTCTTGATAAATATACAGAAGGGTATTTCCTCTCCTACTTTCATACTAACTATTGCAGCTTGAACAATTTCATGCGTGCAATCAATAGTGGGCTGAAAGACATTTGCTTGAATTTAGAGATTGATTTTAAAGTTACTACTAATTGGGCGCGCCACACATGGGCTAGTTTAGCAAGAAATAAAGCCGGAGTACCAAAAGCTGACATCGACTTCTGTCTTGGCCATGTGAACAATGACTATAAAATGGCTGATATTTACATTGATATAGATTATAGTATTTGCGACAAGGCAAATCGGGCTGTATTGGATTTATTGCAAAAAAAAGAAGAAAAAAAAGACTGAAACGTTTGCAAATACAAAAACTCTCTCTATATTTGCAAACATAATGGTGTTGAGCTGGATAAAACAATGATTTTATCCGGCTTTTGTTGTTCCTATACAATTTAATAGCTTTTAATTACTGAAACCTATCTCCTCTTTATGTTATGCGCCAAAAAACAATGACGCATGGAAATTACAGTATCAAAAACAGCTTTATCAGATAAGCTAAAATCAGTCGGGCGAATTATACAGCCTAAAAACTCATTACCTGCCTATGATAACTTTTTGTTTGTTATAGATGAATTTGGAGTCATTCTAGTAACCGCAGGTGAAGAAGGTGGACGCATCTCTGCAAACATAGATGGTACCGCAGACTTCACCAATTACACTTTCATGGCTAATGCAAAGACATTACTTGACGGACTAAAAGAGATTCCCGAACAACCTTTGATTATATCCATTCTTGAAAAGGAATTGATTGTCAAGTATGCAAACGGTAAGTTCTCAATACCTATTGAGAAAGGAGATCAATACCCATCTATGAGTACGGATGATACCGCCAGCCCATTTCTTGTATCAGGCAATGATTTATTATACGGAATAAGGCAAGTTTTGATCTGTAGTGCCAATGATGAACTCCGTCCGGTACTGAATGGTGTCTATTTTGATATCGGTTTAGATTCAATGTCATTTGTCGCAACAGATGGTACCCGCCTAGCAATGATTGAGAATCCATCCGCTTATACGCGCAAGGAACGGGCGGCCTTTATCCTGCCGAGCAAGTTTGCTAAAGTACTTTCTAACATTGTTCCAGAAGATTGCATGGAAGTAGAGATATCGGTAAATCAGACTAATATTTTATTTGAGTTTGATTCATACCGGTTAATCTGCCGTATGATCGAAGGCCGGTATCCTAACTATCGCGCTGTTATTCCTCAAAAGCAGCCAAATCGTGCTGTATTAAAGAAAGCTGATATTGTGTCAGCTTTAAAGCGCGTATCTGTCTTCTGTGATGAAAGTTCGTCTTTGGTAGTCCTCAAGTTCGATTCTGACTCTCTTAAAATTGCAGCTCATGATTTAGATTTTTCTAAGTCTGCAGAAGAAACGATTACCCTGCAGTCAGGCTGTAATATTGAAATCGGCTTTAGAAGTAGCTTCTTGATTGAAATGATGAATAACATTCCTTCGGAAGATATTGCCATCACTATGAGCGATCCATCGCAGGCTTCACTTCTTACCCGCTGCGACGAAGAAGTAAAAAGCTTAACCTATCTATTAATGCCTTTATCAATTAATAATTAAAGTCATGGGAAAAGAGAACCAATCATTTAAACAGGTTATTCAATCTTATTTAGAGCAACGTGCAAAGAGGGATTCCCTCTTTGCCACCTCTTTTGCGAAGCAAAATAAGAATATAGATGAATGTTGCAATTACATTATAGGTGAAGCTAAAAAACGCGGTGGGAACGCTGTATTCATGTCTGACGATGAAGTATTCGGGCTTGCAGTTCATTACTACGATGAAGATGATATCAAAGTTAGTAAGCAAACCAATTATAAGGTATCAGCTGGAAATGTGAAAAAAGAAGCATCTACAGAACAACCAGAAATTAAAAAGCCCGCTTCTGCCCCTAATAAGCGTAAAGGGATGAAAAAGCAAATACCTTCCGGACAATTTTTATTATTTGAAGACTTATGAAGCCAAGAACGAAATTACAGCTTAGAGTAGCAGGTTTAAGTAGCCAGCTACCTAATATTGAGAATATGATGATTGACTGGGCTAAAAGCGATTGTTTAAAACATATAGGATATGCAACCAAGACACGCGTTATATGCATGGAATGCGGGCAGCGCTTCTCTCCGGAACCTGTAAAGCGTAAGCGTGCTATTTGTCCTCATTGTGGTGCATCCTTGAAGATAGAACAGTCAAGGAAGCGTACAGACAAACAATCGATGTTTATTGCCAAAGCAGAAATTTGTGAAGAATTCCAAGTTATCCGAAGTTTTGAATTGATTGCTTACTATCAGGCAGAAGCGAATCCTCGTTATTTTATTCGTGAGATACTGCAACATTGGATAAAAGATGATGGCAACCGAGAGGTAGTAGCTCGTGCTAACAATACGGGATATTGTGGATGGTGTGGAGATTTGGAGATACGTAATAAAGTTGTTGGATCATATTATTACAGTTGTAGTAATGATGTTTATTGTGAACGCTATCATCCAGCCTCCGTCTTTAGACCTAAGTATATTCAAATGGGTATAGATTGTAAATTACGCGGTATGTCATTTCTTACTGCCACCATTACAATTCCCCATTTTCCCAAGGCTGAAACACTTCTAAAGGCAAGACGTTATGAATTAATAGATTATTTCGAGGGACACCGTTACAAGATTGATATGTATTGGCCGTCTATTAAAATTTGCCTTCGAAATAAATATCGGATTAAGGATGTTTCCATGTGGTTTGATTATCTGAAACTACTTGAACATTATCGTAAGGATCTGCATAACGCCCATTACGTTTGTCCTAAGAATCTAAAAAAAGCCCATGACTTGTATGTGGCGAGAAAGAAACGTGATGATGAAAAAGAACGCAAGGCTAAAGAAATGCAACAATTGCTTAAACTCAAGAAGGATGCAGAGAATTATATCAAAGAAAAATCGAAGTTCTTTGACCTAAAAATGTCTGATGGTAAAATAGTCGTAGTACCGCTCAAAAGTCTTGAAGAGTTTCAACAAGAAGGTGAAATCATGCACCATTGCGTCTTTACAAATAAATATTATAAAGAAAAGGATTCACTCATTCTTTCTGCTCGAATCGGCAAGAAACATATTGAGACCGTAGAGGTCAATTTAAAGACATTCAGTATTGTTCAGTCCCGTGGAGCCTGCAATAGTAATACCGAGTACCATAACCGTATTATCGGACTCGTGAAAAAGAATATGAACTTAATACGTCAGAAACTGACGGCATAGCATACAATGACCTATATAGATTATATAAACCAATTTTGGAAGATGAATCGAAGTGTAGAATTCAGCCCGAACGAAGTCTTTTTGTACTTCTATCTCTTGAATGAGTGCAATATTCGGGGTTGGCAGAATCCGTTTGAACATCCCAACAAGACTATCGTCCTCGCAACCGGTATATCAGAGAAGACCGTCATTGAAGTTAGGAACAGATTGCAGCAAAAAGGTTTAATAACTTTCGAATCGGGTAAAAAGAATGCAAAATCGCCAGTTTATTACTTACTTGACGAAAGTAAAACGGTAAGTAAAGAGGTAAGTAAAACGGTAAGTAAAAGGGTAAGTAAAACGGTTAACATTAAAGATAAGACTAAAGACAATAAGACAATATCTCCCTTACGCGTGGGAGATCTGTTTCCGGCTGATAGTTTTTTCGACAAGTCTTTGGACGACTGTTATACTGAACTGAAATCAAATCGGTCATGGGCGGAAACAGTAACGATGAATACTCGTTCTTCCGGCAACCCTGATTTCACGCTAGAAACCTTTTATGGGTATCTGGAGAAGTTCTTTATGAAATTGCAAAATGAAGGAGAAACGGCGAAGTCGCCTAAGGATGCGATGTCTCACTTTGCCCGATGGCTGACATTTGAACTTAAAAACAAGAAAGATGAACGGAGAATTAATAAAAACAGGACTGCAGGTGGTGCTAAGACCGTCGCAAATAGTCCAGGAGACAATAGTAACCCCAAAGGAGTTAACTCCGATACAACAGGCCTTACAGACTGGATCGACAGCCTCTCAATTGGTCGCTGAATGGAGTGGGACAATCGCGCAGTTAAACTGTAATGTCGCATTATATGACGTGGCTAATGCAGAGCATATACCTACTCTAGCAGACGTAAACAGGAGCTTTAGCAACTCAACATCGATAGAGATCATTACCGAGCATTTGAAATCTGTATTGAGATATGCCGGTGTTGAATTGACTAATGCCCAGCTAGCGGAAACAGCCTTGTCGATACTATCCAGCTACTGGTACCTGAATTTAGCCGAGTTATGTATTTTCTTCTCCCAGTTAAAGAACGGCAGTCGCGGACAGTTCGTTTGGGGATCGAAGATCAACAATCAAGCAATCATGGTTGCACTTGCCGATTTTTGCAAAGACAGACGCCGTGAGATTGAGCATAGAGAAAATGAACTTGTACGAAAAAAGGCTGAAACTGGCTATGCGCGTAACGAGAACTTGATTAAAGATATCGTTACGGGAGTTCAAAATACCAGAAGAGAACGAGAAAAAGCAAAACAGGATTTCAAGGCCTTCTGTGAGCTATTTCCATATCTGCCTGATAAGTATGAGCCCAAGGTACTTTGGAAAGCATGGGGAGGCAATAAAGAGGCTCTACGTAAGATTTACGGTGAAAGTACTCCTCCCCCTGATGTAACCGAAATGGATATCGGGATGTATTTGTGTAATTACAACATTGCCAAGGGTAAAGAGTTGGAAAAATAAATGCGGCCGGCGTACCACCACCGACCGCTTTCATAAGTATAAAGCTTTGTATTGCTATTAGGAACAGCAAATATATAAAATCTTTGTGCTTATGGCAAGTGAAGCAGTAAATAATTACATAACTAAACGCTACGAACGCTGGCTTGATTACTCTTTGTATCATTGTGGGCTTGCTGGTATTTCAGACGAAGCAACAGACGTCTTGAATGAGGTCATTTGTTCGCTCCTTCAAAAGAAAAGCAGGTTACTGGATAAATTACTTGAGACAAAAAGAAATGGCTATACAGAGCTTGATTTCTTTGTTTTGAAGATGATAAAGCTAAACGCATCCTCTCCTACTTCACAGTATAGGAGTAGATACAAGCCCCTGCCTGTGGATGATAATGTAGATTATTCCAGGCTAGATATTGAGGATATTTCAGATGAATCAGAAGATCGAAACGCTGAAATATTAGACAAGCTGCACATAGTAAGGGAAACATTCGAAAGTCTAAACCTTGGTACGACAGCTACCCGCGTTTTTGAGTATCGTTTCTTCCAGGATGGCAATTTCTCTGAATGGGAAGGTCCAGAGACATTGAAGCAGCTATATGAGATATATAACGGAGTGCAAGAACTTATTAGAAAGAAAATAGCCGGGGAGTCTATATTTTAGTGAAAATTCCTTGGTCATGGAAGAAAATGTAGAAATTAAGATTGATCCCCGGAACTATCGTATCCATGGGGATGAAAACAAGCGGCTTATCCACAAAAGCCTGGTTGAATGTGGAGCCGGTCGATCCGTATTGGCCGACCGTGACAATGTGTTAATCGCTGGAAATGGCGTGTATGAGGAAGCTCAAAAGTTAGGACTCAAAGTGCGTATTGTTGAGTCTGACGGTACCGAGCTTATTGTTATTAAGCGCAAAGACCTATCTACGGAAGATGAAAAGAGAAAACTGCTAGCTCTAGCAGATAATCATACTTCCGATACTTCTGAATTCGATTGGAAGTTAGTGATAGAAAACTTCTCGCCTGATGTATTGAATGATTGGGAGTTTTCAGTAGACGAGATCGAACTTTCGACTGATATCCATAATTCTGACGATGAGAAAGATAATAATCTTTATACAAAAAAAATAGTATCTCCAATCTACACACCGACTGGCAATAAACCTGCAATATCAGAACTCTATAATCTTGAAACTTACAATTGTCTGATGAAACAAATTCAGGAGTGTAATTTAGACAAGCAGACTAAAGATTTTCTTCAGATTGCAGCTTCAAGGCACATTGTTTTCGATTATGGAAAAATTGCTGAATTTTATGCTCATTCAAACAACATCATTCAAAATTTAATGGAAAATTCAGCTCTTGTCATTATAGATTTTAATAAAGCTATTGAACTAGGATATGTTTGTTTAAAGAAAGAATTGTCAGACTCATATTTGGAGGATTATAGCAATGATGAAAAATAATAGCTTCGTTGCATTGATACTTACACATGGGCGTCCTGACAATGTACATACAGTAAAAACATTACGGAAATGTGGCTATACAGGTGATATTATCATAGTATTAGATAATGAAGATCCGAAGATAGATCGTTATCGCAAAAACTACGAGAACATATATGTATTCGACAAAAAAGAAATAGCATCAGAAACAGATGAGGGTGATAACTTCAATGATCGTCGAGCTATTATTTATGCGAGAAATGCTTCTTTTGAAATAGCAAAAGAAAAAGGCTACCAATATTTTATTGAGTTAGATGATGATTATACGGAATTCTCATACACTTATAATCAATATGGTGAAATGAAGCAGAAAAACATTATCAATCTTGATAAAGTACTTGATGCTCTAATTGATTTCAAAAATAAAACAGGTGCTTTAGCTGTTGCATTAGCTCAAAGAGGAGATTTTATCGGAGGAAAGCAGAATAATATAGTTCGTGGTGAATTACTTAAACGGAAAGCAATGAACTCATTTATTTGTGATACAAACATGCCTTTTAAGTTTTTTGGTAAAATTAATGAAGATGTAAACACCTACACTTTACTAGGAAGTAGAGGAAATTTGTTTTTTCAGATTCCGCATGTTTCTTTGAATCAAGTAACAACTCAACAATCAAATGGCGGAATGACTGATATATATTTAGATAGTGGGACTTATGTTAAGTCTTTCTACACAATTATGTATGCTCCTTCTTGTACAAAGATACGCCCAATGGGAAGTGTGTATAGACGCCTACACCATAGTATTAATTGGAATAATGCTGTTCCTAAAGTAATTCCAGAGAACTGTAAAAAGTAACCCCTATTTATATTTTAATTTGAAGATTATCCAAGCTAAGGCAAGAGTTATCACAATTTGTTAGTTATTGTTAGTTTATGACAGAGAAGAAGAATCTGGCCGAGAAGAAAAAAAGAGGGCGTAAATCAGAGTACAGAATAGAGTATGCCGATCAAGCTCTAAAGCTTTGTTTGTTGGGTGCAACAGATAAAGAGCTCTCCGAATTCTTCTCTGTTTCAGAGCAGACTTTAAACAAATGGAAGAAGGATTATCCCGAATTTCTTGAGTCCCTAAAAAAGGGGAAAAATATAGCAGATGCTAACGTTGCATCGAGACTCTATAACCGTGCTATTGGGTATAACTGTAAAGCAACAAAATTTGCAACATCGAACGGGAAGATTACAGATTCGAAGGAATTTATAGAGCATTATCCTCCTGATACAACAGCCGCTATTTTCTGGTTGAAGAATCGACAGCCGGAAAAATGGCGTGACAAGAAAGAAGTAGACGCGAATGTAAACCTTGGTGATGAATTGGAATCATTGACAGACGAACAACTTCAGGCTATTATTGATGGTAAAGAAAAAGAGTGAAAGAGAAATACTGCTTAGACAAGCGAAAGCAGCAACTATACTTCGCAAGCGTGAAGCCCGGAATGATTTCTGGGCTTTCTGCTTATACTATGATCCTAAGTTCTTTGCCAAACGATTATTCTTGAAGAAAGTAGCCGAAGCGTTCATGCGTGTGTATACCTCCTATTTAGCTAATATTATCTATCGCCTTGCTGTCAGTATGCCGCCACGTGCCGGTAAGTCTTATATTTCCTCATTGTTTATAGCCTGGATGTACGGTCACTTCCCGGAAGAATCTGTAATGCGTAACTGTTGCTCTGATACTCTTTACAATAAGCTGTCATACGATACCCGTGATATTGTAAAATCTAAGCGTTACAAAGAGATATTCCCTGATATTCATCTGAAAGGTGATAAACAGAATGTGAAGAGTTGGAATGTGGAAGGCGCTCGCCAGGTATCTTATTTCGGTGGTGGTGTTGGCGGCACCGTGATCGGTTTCGGTGCATCAATGCTTGCCATGACCGACGACTTATACAAGAGCCTGGAAGATGCGTTATCCGACAATAATAACGAGAAGGTATGGTCTTGGAAACAAGGTACGCACGATTCACGTATTGAGGGAAGCTGCTGTATGATTGACATTGGTACCCGCTGGTCTTCTAGTGATGTCCTCGGACGTATGGAAGAAGCCGGCAAGTATAATGAAATCATCCGGATCGCAGCTCTTGATGAAAACGATGAAACTTTTTGCGCTGATGTACATACTACGGAATATTACCAGGAACTACGTTCTGAAACCGACGAAAGTATTTGGATGGCCGAATATATGCAGGAACCGTTCGAGGCCAAAGGGTTACTATTCCCCAAATCGTCTCTCATGCGCTTCAAACTAGCCGATATTGCAGGAAAGAAACCTGATGGGACACTCGGATCTTGTGATACAGCCGATAAAGGTGATGATGATTTCTGCGCACCATTCGCAAAGGTATTCGGACCGAGATATTTCATTACCGACGTTCTTTTCACAAAGGATCCTGTTGAAGTTACAGAACCGCGCCTGGCACAGATGGTTATTGATACAGAGTGCGATCAGCTACGCATTGAATCAAACAATGGCGGGCGTATATTTGCTATCAATGTACGCAAACTTGTTACAGCTAAAAAGAAATCGTGTGTTATTCAAGCCCGGCCAACAACCCAGCACAAAGAAACGCGTATCATAATGAAAGCCGGCTGGATAAAGAAACATTGTGCTTTTCTTGATGAAACAGAATATTCTAAAGGATCAGACTACGGTCGTTTCATGAAGGCGTTTACCAGTTACAAGCGTGAAGGAGATAACTCACATGATGATGCGCCGGATGGCATGACAATACTTGCAGAGTTTGTCGAATCACTTGGATTGAAGTTTAAAAAGACTACCCGTAAAGTTGGACGTGGGTAATTCTCGTTTTCATTATTAACAAAAAAGTGTTGTTATTACATCATATAGCCATTCAATCGTTGAGTATCTTTTAGCTTGTTCTTTATACATCCAATATTTTAATCGAATCAATAGATACAGAGTGACTATGCCTAATTTTTTTCTCTTGTTATTTTTTCTACAAAACATAATATACCGAATTTAAAATTAATTCGATATTGCTCTGCCTCGCTCTGCGAAAATACAAAATGATTCAGCCTATATCCGAGAAAACACCTATGAATTTTGAGAAATGTTATCTTACCGCTTCAGGAAATACTTCTAGGGCGTATATTTTAAGAAAAAAGTATATGCCAGACATTAAGGATATTCTGAAAAATGAAGATTTCGGTAGCATAGTAGGTGATTTATGCGTTGATACCCGTGAAAATCGTAATCCTCGTGAGTATATGGAGGAATACAATGGAGACAGAACCCGTCGTAAAGAATCAGTTGGGTATCGCGAACCGAAGAAGATCGCTGTATATTCAGAGACAGAAAAAGAAGTTGATCCCGATACAGGAGAAGAAAAGCCAAGGAGACTAGAGGATAAAACTGTAGAAGTCGCTCAAATTGTGACTAATCTACCAAAGAAGATAGTTCGTACCTCTGTTGCCTTTTTGTTTGGTGGTGAAATGACTATCACAGCTGAAGACCCAAATAACGGTTTTACCGAATTTAAGAATATCTATAAGCGTAAACTCAAGATGCAATCAGTTTTGAAAGAGTTTGCTAGAAAAGTTCTTTCAGAAACCAAAGCAGCTATTGTTTTCTATCCAGTTACCCGGGATGATGGGAAAAGCCAGTTAAAGGTTAAGATTCTTTCTACTCCTAAAGATAGCAATGTCGAATGTGAATTCTATCCACATTTCGACGAGGACGACGATATGGACGGCTTCATCTATAAATACAATGCAGAAGTCAATGGCCGTACTTGCGAATGCGTGAAAGTCTATACGAAAGATGTTATCTACTCCGGCATCATGGACGGTGTTTGGCTGGTGAAAAAGACAAAAAACCTCTTTGGTAAGATTCCGGTAGTATATGCCGAAGTTGATTGCCCTGATTGGGAAGATGTTGCCAACTTGATAGATAAAAAGGAAATGAGGCTTTCCCGTCTATCTGACACCAATGATTATTTCTCTGAACCTATACTGAAGACTTACGGACTCGCTAACCTCCCAAGTAAAGAAACTGTTGGCAAAGAACTAAACTTTACTATGGAAGTAGATGCGGATACCGGTACGTCGTATCACGGTGACGCCGATTACTTGGCGTGGCAACAGTCTTGTGAATCCGTTACACTTGAACTTAACCAACTCGACGATTCAATACATTCCGGAGCTTCTAGCCCTGACCTATCTATGAGTAAGTTAATGGGACTTGGCAACCTTAGTGGTACTTCCCGCCGTTTTATGATGATTGACGCAGAAATTAAAGCCAGCGAACAGATGGAAATATTCGGTCCTGCTGTTCAACGTACTGTTGCTATCGTTCAGGCAGGTATGGCTAATATTACTCATACCAAATATGCATCACAGCTAAACGATAACTACATTGAGGTAGAATTTGGTAGCATACTTCCACAAGATTTGTCAGAAGAGCTCAAGAACCTTGAAACAGCTTCTCAATTCAATAGCAAAGAGACGATCATTAAAAATTCACCCTATACGGATGATGTAGAAGCTGAACTGAATCGCAAGAAGCAGGATGAGAAAGATACCGCTCAAAACAATTCATTCATAGGAGCTACACTTTAACTATGCCTGAACTTTCCTTCTACGATAAACAGCATATACAGAAAGTTGCTGCACAACAGGCTGTTATAGCCAATATCTTTAATCAGTTTATACTTTCTGTTTCCCCGTATCTCCGTAAATGGTCAGATGCGGGGAAAAACAATGTATGGATAAGCAATCAGGGAATAGAGAGTGCGGTTGACCGGGAACTACTAAACCTTGAATCAATGTTATATGCTAATATTTCCGCATTCCAAAAGGATGGCTGGGAACGAGCAGAGAGGAAGAATGATGATTTTATTTCCCTGTTCATCAAGGGAATGTCTATTTCTAGCGCAACTAAGGATGGAATGTTTACTCATAGCCTATCTGCATTTGAGGCTCTAAAGAATGATATAGATTCCAACGGTCTAAAATTGTCTGATAGAGTTTGGTATATTACACAGCAAACGAAATCGCAACTCGAATTCTATCTTGATAGCAGCGTAGTTGCCGGACGTAATTCAAACGGAATTAGTAGTGATATACGGCAAATTTTGCAAAATCCACAAAAACGTTTTCGCCGGATCCGAAATGAGAAAGGTGAATTGGTTCTATCACAACCGATGAAAGATTATCATCCAGGGCAAGGTGTATACCGCTCTGCATACAAGAACGCTCTCCGAACATCTGCAACAACTACGAACACAGCTTATCGTAGTGCAGACTATGAACGTTGGAGTAAACAGGATTTTATACTAGGAATTGAGATACAGCGTTCGGCCAATAATCGCGGACCGTGTAAGATCTGTGATGCGATGATTGGAAAATATCCGAAAACGTTCAAATTTACAGGCTTTCATCCTTTTTGTATCTGTTTTGCTACTCCTATCACCATGGAACCGGAAAACTTTGCTGATTTCTTGCTGAATGACACAGTTCCGAAAGAGCAGGTTATTACAGATATTCCCCAGGGAGCAAAGGATTTCGTCAGAGAGAATAAAGATGGATTGCAATCGGCTTTCTGGTATAAGGATAACTTTACCAATGATGGAGGACTACAAAGAGAAATAGTTTCCCAACCTATTACGAATGAAGTTATAAAGGTTTCTAGACCTAAACGCATCAAAACTGATGCAGAGAAAAATGATATTCAAAAAAGATGGGAAGAACGATTTGCGAGAAACTTCAATCAAACCAAGATTGAGCAAAAAATTGGTATTAAGAGAGGTAAGGAAATGACTTTCGAAGAAGCTAATGAACTACAGGGAAATATAAACTTCAGTAAGAGCCATGAATATGGTGTAAACTGTCAATCATGCGTTGTTGCAAACGAATTAAGGCGACGTGGATATGATGTAACAGCATTGCCTAATCTTCAAAAAGCCGGGAATATTCCTTACGAACTGTCTAGCAAAACAAATTGGGCTTGGATTGATCCAGAAACTATGGCAACACCTGTCAAAAAGAGAGCAGGAGGTGTATATGATGTAACTAGAACAGGTGCTTTAAAAAGCAAGAATATTAGTGCACTTACTAAAGAGATTATAGAATTGGTAAAAGAACCAGGAAGATATCATATTGATTTCTCTTGGAAAAGTGGAAATTCCGGGCATATCATAACCTTAGAAAAATTAGTTAATGGAAAGATTGTTCTTTATGACCCTCAAAATGGCAAAATTGTTAATTGGGCTGACATATCAAAGAGAATAAAACTACAATATGGGGTAAATGTGCTTCGTGTAGATAACTTATTAGTGAATACTGATATTATTGACGGAATAGTGAGAAAATTATAGCAATGTCTCGCTGTAATCTTTTGGCATGGAAACTATACCCATGATATCTGGTGATTGTATATATGGTGCCAGATGTGCAGTATCATCTTTTACTAGGATAAATTGAGGATATCCAATACAGCACTCCTTGTCTTCTTTCCGGGATGCTGTATATGCCAAATAGCCATTCCATTCTCCATAGTAGGAAACTTGGTCGAATCCATTTTGAAGAGCGAGTGCTTTAGCTTTGACTTTATATTCTTTCTTCTTATCCATATTGCAAATGTATGCATTTGGTTCTGAAATAAAATATATAAGCAGGAAAAATTTACTCCCAATATATTTTAAGGAAAAAAGTATGAAGATTTTAGCAACCATCAAAGCAGCTTTGAAAAAAGCTGGAATTCCTGAAAAGTATGCGGCCAAGGTGCAAGCTCTTTTTGACATCGAAAGTGAAGAGAATCTGGATAACTATATTGGGCTATTCAAGGATAATATTCTTCCGGACTTGGTATCAAATGAACAAGGCAGTCAAGCCAGTATTGATGCTGCTATTGCCGCTTATGAGAAAAAACACGGTTTGAAGGATGGAAAACCTATTGAGACAACTAAGACTAAAAAAACAAAGAAGCCGAAAGATGACGAAGAAGATGAAGACGAGGACGAAGATCTCGAAGGCTTGCCTGCTTCTGTTGTTAAGTTGTTGAAAGCCCAGCAGAAACAGATTTCCGAGTTGGCTGCATCTGTCTCTACTGTCGCTACAACAGTCACTACTTCTACGAAGCAGGCATCTGCTAAAGCATTGTTTGCAGATTCTAAACTCCCTGCAAAATGGTTTAATCGTATTGATGTCAATTCTGAAACTTCTGTTGAAGACCAGATTAAAGAGCTTCAAGAAGAATTTGCCGAAATCAAACAATCTGTTATTGATGATGAAGTCGCCGGTGGTGATTACAAGCCTAATTCCTATAAGCCCAAAGAACGTACCGAACAGGAATGGTTAAAGTTAATGGAGGACGAGGAAAGCTCTGATAATGGCACTGCTAGCCTTGGTCTGGAAGAATAATTATTAATATTAAAAGCTATGTTCAGAAAAAAACAAAGTGAATTTCAGTATGCTCCTGGTATCGAAAAGATTATCGAGGACATTCAGGGCGGTGGAACTATTGCCCGCGCGGAACTGAAGGGAATCATCGACGAGCTTCCTCCGCTTGTAATTGTGGGTAAAGATACTAATGGCCTTTACCATGTTGTTAAAACTGGAAAAGTTACTGCTGTCGCGGCTGCCGATGCTGTTGCTATTCAAATCGCAAAGAATCATGTGTTTAAAGTTGGGGAAGCTGTTACAATCGGCGGTGCTTTAACCGGAGCTTCTGATGTAATCTCTGCAATTGACAAAACCAATGCAGCTTATGACACAATAACTCTTTCCGGAGCTATTGGAGCCGCAAAGATTAATGATGTCTTAGTTCTTGTTACTGCTAAAGCTGCTGCCAAAGCTGCAAAGTTCAAGTATACCCCGGAGGTTATCACCATGAACAAGGTTGATGTGACCGTAGCTAACCAGCAGTCAGGCCTCTTGGTGCGTGGTACTGTTAATGAAACAGTAATGCCCTACCCTGTTGACGACGCTATTAAAGCATTGCTCCGTTTTATCCGTTTTGTCTAATCCATTAAAATAATGATATATGGAAAGAAGTTTAATTAAACAAGTGAACCGTAAAAATATGGGTGCTCGCCTTAACTCACGTAAGGTTAAGCCGGTATTCTTCCCTAATTTTTTCGGTGTAAAGCAAAAAGATTCTCTGAAATGGGAAACTTTGACCGGAGAGAAAGGTGCTCCTGTTATTGCAGACGTTATCAGCTTTGATTCTTCTGCACCGCAAAAGAAACGTGAAGTTGTAGGTAAGATGTCAGGTGATATCCCCAAGACTGCCGTTAAGCGTGGTATGAATGAAAGCGACTGGAACGAATACCGGCAACTTAGCCGTGATTGTGAAGGTGATTCGGATTTGAAATCTATCCTTGACCTCGCTTTCAAAGATCAGGACTTTGTATATAACGCTGTTCGTGGACGTTTCGAATGGTGGTGCATGCAGCTGATGTCTAAAGGTGGGTTCACTCTAAACTCAAGCAATAATAACGGTATTGTTACCGAGGAATTTGTTGGTTGTGGTATGAAGAATGAAAATAAAAAGGTTTCTGCTGCTGACTGGGCAAATGCAAACACTGCAGACGGATTGCAAGACATTGAAGATACAGTAGTTTCTGCCTCTGCTGATGGTGTTACCATTAAGTACGTAGTGATGCGTAAAGATCGATTTGCTTTATTGAAGAAACAGAAAGCCGTTATCGAGAAAGTTAAAGGCTGGATCAATCAGAAAGAAAAGCTGACTATCTCCAAGAAAGTTATCAATGAATATCTCTCTGCACAAGAGAATACAGAAGGTGTTCAAATTGTCTTAGTGAGCCCGGCTGTTCGTATTGAAGATGCTTCTCATAATCGCACTACGATCAATCCATGGGAAGCCGCTAATATCTGTTTTTTGGAAGATTTACAATGCGGTGACATCCAACATGGTCCTATTGCAGCGGAACATTCTGTCGAGTACAAGAAGAAAGCAACAACACTGAAAAAAGACTTTGTTTTTATCAGCAAGTGGTCTGAACTTGAACCGTTCAAAGAGTGGACTAAAGCAGAAGCTAATGCCATCCCGGTAGTTAACGATCCTGATGCAATGTATATCATGAAAACTGATGCCAAGGAATGGGCGGCCGATGAAGATACTGAAAAAACAGATGAAGAGTAAACTATAATGGCAACAATCAGAGAAACAATACTTGAATATCCATCTATTGGGGATATGGAAGGCTTCTTGGATAAGGTGGTCTTTGTAAAGCGTAGCGTTAATCCCGAAGAGAAATGTACTGCTGAAAACATGAAGCAAGTCAATCTTTGTGTCGCTGATATGTATGCCATGATGGTAAACTCTCAAGATTTCAGTGAAAATAAGCTTTCTATCACTCATCCCCGTTCTTTCTATATTCAGACTGCAAAGCAACTGTACATAGAGAACGGGGAGCCGGAGAAAGCTGCTAAACTTGGGAAACGAATCATTATCAAAGGAAGAGCTGGTAACAGATGGTAAAACGGTATCCACATACAGCAATAGTTACTATTGAGGCTAACGGGCACTTAGTTGATGGTGAATGGGTTTCTGGGAAACCGGTTGAAATATCTGTCCCCGGACGCTACGACCCGGTAAGCGATGGAAGAATTGTTTTAAAACACAATTCGGCTGGTGATGAAACACAGGTACATGGCTATTTCTACTCCAAAATGCAACCGCCGGCAGATAGTAAGTTTTTGCGTTTGAAAGTTGCATCAAAGGGTATTGATGTACCGGTTATCTGTTGGGAACCTTATCAATCACATTCAATTATCAACGTATGAAAAACGGCATGACTCCCCTATTCACCTTTGATGAAATGGAACGCTGGTTCGACCATTTTCAAAGTAAAGCAGAAGATAAGATGCTTGTTTTCCTGCAAGCAGGAGGTGAAAAGTTTATCGAAGTAGCCCGCCGGAGTGGCTCATATAAAGACCAGACTGGTAATCTTCGTTCCTCTATCGGATATATAATTGCAAAAGATGGGGAAGTTGTCAAAGAGAACTTCGTAGAAAGCGATAAAGGAACTGATAAGATAACTGGTAAGTATAAAGGGCGTAGGCTTGCAGAAGAAGTCTCTCTGTCGTATACTGGTGGTTATGTGTTAGTCGGTGCTGCAGGAATGGAATATGCGGCAGCCGTGGAAGCTAAAGGGTATGAAGTCGTTTCAGGTGCGAACGTTCAATGTGAGAAATATCTAAGGGAGACATTGAAATCTGTTTTTAGTAAAATTTGAATATGGATGAATTTGACGCTGTAGATATAGTTTATAATGCTGTGGCCGCTGCGGGCACCGATGTTATGATTTACAAGGACAAATCGGAAGCAGGCTTGACCAATGAACATATCGTTATCAATCATCTGCAATTGAATGAACTTGACTTTATCAATAAAGTGCCTGTTAACATCAATATCTTCGTACCTTGGAGTGATGAGAATGGTATGTTAAAACGTCAACGAATGAAAGAATTAAAGCGTAAGGTGCGGAAGTCGCTTGATTCAATCAATAGTAATGACGGTGTATGTAAAGAAGTGACAGTTCTCTGGAGTGTTCCAATGCCGGACTTGAAAGAGAAATTCGCTTGTACAAATATTAGATTAGAAATTTTAATAGATCAATAATTATGGCAGGAGAAGTAAGACCTATCGCTATGGGCGTAGGTAAAATTAAATTTGGAACAGTCGGTGACGGCATTCCCGGTGCAGATCTCAAAGATTATCCCCTTCCGACCAAAGGAAGTGTTGCATTCAACTTTGCAGATCCCAAAGAAGTAAAAATTGAAGTGGAAGGCAGTGAAGAACCTTTTTATGTTGAACTTGTGAAAGATACGACAGATTATGTCGAGTTCTCCATCCCTACTCCATCAAATGAGGTTCTCAAAGAACTGGCAGGCGGTGAAGTAGATACAACAGGTGGAAAAAACATCTGGAAAAAGCCTCTTAATACTCCTTCTATTTCAAAAACGTTCCAGTGCGAAACATTACCTAAAAACGGTAAGAAGGTCGTTTATACCATCGTGAATGGTAAGATCGCCTCAAAGATTTCGCAGGCTCCCGGATCAGAACAAGCAGAGTTGTTGCTTGTTCGTGTATATATGCAAGCTGCTGTTACTGTAGACGGTAAGAGACAGACCGCTTTTATGCGCGAAGTAGTTACTATTACCGAAGGCGGAGAAGCCCCAGCTAATGCAGCGAATGTCGAAAGCGGAGAAGCTGCTCCAAGTGGTGCGAAAAAATAATTAACGGTCCTGTATAGCTTAAGTTGGTTAGAGCGCTACATTTATTAAGTAGAGACCGGCGGTTCGATTCCGTCTACAGGAACAAACTATTGAAGGATGGAGCTGAAAGTATTGAAGGTTAGTTGCAAATAACCGGAAGTATTGCCCGGAAGTACAACGGGCTAGGCTCCTTGAGGAAATTATGAGTATAAAGAACTTATTTCAGCAAGAATCGGAATCTGTAACGGAGCAGCCTGTCAAGATTCCATTTGATTTTACTAACCGAGATTCTATTCCAAAAGGAAAGGATCCCGGTGATTGTATTGTAATAAAGCCTATCACTGTCCGGACATGGTTTAGAATTCGTCCGCTTCTCCTTGAAATTGAAAAGGAAGATATTGATAAAATGATTGTGAAAGATGGTGAGCTAAATGCTGATTTTCCAGAATTGATGAATAAATATGGAGGACTACTTCTCGATGTCGTTTGCCTGGGCATTCATAACAAGCCTAGTGATCCGCCGGCATGGTTTAAAAAAGCCCTCATTGACAATACGACATGGGAGGATATACGCATATTATTCAATGCAATCATATATCGCATAGGGTATCACCCTTTTTGTACCTCTATCACGATGCTTCGGAACGTGAGCCCGCTACGAGAGACGGAGATAATAGCCGCTCGGAAGAATCTGCAAAGTTGGAAGGATATAACCAAAGCAGATTCTTAGTTATTGCAAAAGAAGCTCTAGGATTAACGTTTAATCAGACGTTGGATAGTAGCTATGGATTAATAGAGATATTGCTTCAGGAGTACTCATTTGTGATGAGACAGCGTAATAAGACGACTGACGAAGACGGAAATGTTGAAGGGCAAGATTACGAGTGGGTAGAACTTCCCTCTTTCGATGATCCTAGTAAGACGGTCAGGATAAAGAAATATAATGATATTGTCGGAAAGGTCAAATGATAAGGTAATTTGCTACTGTGTTTATATATTAGGTTAACTGTTTTTTTATAAATTGGTTTAGAGTATTGCGATCCCTTGTATCTGTGAAGATATAGGGGATTATTTTTTAATCTCCTGAAGCTTCTGATTGAGAGATGTATTATCCCGCTGTAGATTCTCAATCAATCTTTTCTGATAAGCGAGCATCCCTTCAATTCTTCCTTCATCCTTGCCCTTCTTGTAAGCAGCATTAATTTCTTCTTCTGTGTAGTTCCTTTTATTCGCTACAGATACGTTCTCATTTTCCTTGGTCATGGCGCTAATGAATAGTAATTTATATATTATAGAAAAAGGCTATCTCTCCCCTATTCTTTCCGACCAAGGAACATAATCTTTCATTCACACTAGGGATTATGTAGCAAAGGGAATTGATAGCCTATATTGTGATATAGTAGGCTTGTCAACTCCCTAGAGTAAAGTAAAAAATTCGTTCCTTGGTCTTAGAACACTGCAAAGATGCTTATTCTTCTCGAAATAGCCAAATTTTACCTCCTCTTTATATTTTAAGAATAAATGCTATATGGGTATTCAGAATAAAGATGGTGCGTTATATTTCGCTACAGGTATAGATAATTCAGGGCTATATTCCGGGCGTCAAGAAGCGATGGGAATCATAAAGGCAATGGCCGGTGAAATTACCGCTTTTGATGTATTCGGAGGGATTGGCATTAGTGCGGGAATCGCTTTTACTCAAGCAGCCAAAGAAGCATATAACTTCGAAAAGCAGTTCCAGCAAAGCATGAAAGAAGTTGCTACTCTTTCAAGCGGGATAAAAGGCAGTCTTACCGATTTTATGAATAGCGTTATTGATATGACTAGAGAGGTTCCAGTCGGAGCCGTAGAGTCAGCGAAAGCACTATATCAGATTGTATCTGCAGGACATGATGGAGCGGATGCTATGAATATTCTAAAAGTATCTGCTAAGGCTGCTATCGGCGGCATTACAGAAACGGCTACTTCGGCAGATGCTATCACTACAATTCTTAATGCATATAAAAAAGGAGCTTCTGAAGCAGAATCTGTTTCTGATATGTTATTTACCACAGCCAAGCTTGGTAAAACTACAATGGGAGAACTTGGAAAGAGTATTGCTCAAGCTGCTCCCATTGCCTCGTCCTTCGGTATTGATATTGAAGACGTGCTAGCAGCTGTCGTATCAATAACCAAACAAGGTGTTCCAACAGCCGAAGCGATGACTAAAATACGTGCGGCAATTATGGGAACGGCTAACCATTTAGGTGATGCAGCCTTTTCCGGACGTTCTTTCCAGGAAGCATTACAGCTGATCTATAATGAAGCAAACGGAAGTACTACAAAAATGAAAGAATTATTGGGTACCGACGAAGCTTTACAGGCTGCACTAATGATAACCGGACAAAATGCAGTAGGTGCTGCGTCCGATCTGGAACAAATGAAAAATGCAACAGGTGCCGCAGAAGCTGCTTTTATAGAAATGTCCTCATCAGCCGAGAATCAAATGAAGCTTCTTGGTAATAATATAACAGCTGCCCTTCGCCCGTTAGGAAAAGAAATCTTAAAGGAAATATCCAGTGCAGCGCAATCTATGAATGAAGCCTTTGCTGACGGAAGCGCTCAAGAAGCATTGAAAGAAATAGGAGCATTAATAGTTGTTGTTACGACTGCCCTTGCAGGATACAAAGGCAGTATTCTTGCTGTAAGTACTGCTAAGCAAGTATATGCAACGGTAACAGCAATTGTAAATCGACAGCGTGCTATTGAGGCCGCTGATTTAGTCCTAAAGAAAGGCTTGTACGCTATTGAGGCAACAATGATTGCAAAGAATACATCTTCTCGTATCTTATTGACAAAAGCCCTCAAAGCTCAAACTATTGCACAACTAAAAAATGCTGCTGCAATGTTAACTAATCCTTATGTATTAGCAGCTGCCGCATTTGCAGGGCTTGGGTATGCAATTTACAAATGTGCTACAGCAGAATCTGTCTCCGAAAGAGCTATAAGAAAGCATAATGCTGCTATGGAGACTCAAAAAAAACATTTTGATGAATTGAAAAATAAGGCAGAAAGTCTTGTCAATATTATAAGAGATGAAACATCCAGTCAATTTGATAAATTAAGTGCATACAAACAACTTCAATCTATAATGCCAAATGTTTTAAAAAATCTTGATTTAGAGAAGATTAAAACAATGGAACTCCATGATATTTTAAAACTACTCAACAAAGATAAAAATGAGCAATATGTAATGGGGATTAAGGTTAGAGCTGTTATGAAGCAAGAAGAACTTGATGCAGCTACCGCTGAATGGCAAAAGGCTATCGATGAAGCTGAAAAAAACAGAAAAGATGGTATTGAAGATCCAGGATTAAGTATAAGAATTGGACGATTAGCCAAAAAGAAGAATGAAGCTGCAGAGTCTGCCCGTCTTGCAAAAGAAGAAGTAGAGAAAATAAATGAAATTCAGAAGAAAGCAAAGGAAGAACAAAAGAAAGAAGAAGAAAAAGCTGCCATTCAAAATAAAGCCTTTTGGACAAAACAAAAAGAAGATGCTACTAAAGCATTGGAATCAATCGCTTCAGCACAAAAGAAGCAAATGGATGCCGGAAAGTTCAAAGGGATAGATTCTGCTGTGGTAAAGTCTTATAAAGAAAATGTCAAGAAGCTAAAGGAGGCTGAAAAAGAATTAAAAGTCTATGATTCATCTTCCAAGCAGGACGACCAAGCTCACAAGCTCCGAGAAGAACAGGAGAAATATAAACTCCTACTAGATAAGCAGAGCAGAGAGCAGCAGCGCATGAAAGAAGACTCTGCAAATGAACTCGAACAACTTGAAATCAACAAGCTCAAAGAAAGTAGTGAAAAGGTCCTTAGACAAAGGAAACTCAATCATAAGCTAGAGTTACAGGCTATCGATCGTGAAGCAGAGGATAAGAAATTACAAGAAATTGAAAAAGCTCGTTCCGCCTTTGATGCTAATCCTGACAATAAAGATAAAATCTTCAATGCATCAGCATATGTCAAGTCAGAGCCAGTAAAGAAACAGTTTGATGCATTTGATAAAGTTGCTAATGAAAAAAAGGAAACTACAGATTTAAAGTACAATCGTGGGGATGATTTAGCTGATTTGCTGAATCATTATCAAGACTATACGGACCAACGTCTTGCTATTGAACGAAAATTCAACGAAGATATTGCCACCTTGCAGGAACAACGTAAGCAAGCGGTTAAGAATGGAGATACAGAACAGGTTGAACAAATTGATCGGTCTATTGCTCAAGCAACAAAGAACAAGGGAATGGAATTGATGGGCCTGGATTACGATAAGTTGAAAGAGTCTCCGGAGTATGTTCGTGCATTTGAAAATCTGAAAGAAACGTCTTCTGAAACTCTTAATTCTCTGCTTACTCAATTAGAGAATGCAAAGAGTACGGCTGCCAAAGTTCTTTCCCCGGACCAGCTTCGCGAATATACTAGTACTATTCAATCAATTATGGATGAATTGGATTCACGTAACCCGTTTCAATCATTATCTGACAAGAAGAAAGAACTAGCAGAAGCAGAGGAAGAGTTAGCTAATGCGCAAATTGAATTAGAAAATGCTAAGGCACAAGCGGAAGCTGTGAAAGGCGGTGCTAAGATTGAAAATGGTGTCAAGTCCTCAAAATTCAACGAAAAGACTGGTAAAATTGATTCCACAAAAGCTTATCTGACTGAGACACAGGCTTTGGATAAAGTAAAAGAAAAGACTTCGAGATACAATGAGGCGAAAGATAAGGTAGTACAAAAGGATGCAAAGGTAAAGAAAGCAGAAAAAGACGTAAAAGCACAGTTGGATGAATTATCAGACGCATTAACTGATGTTGGAAAATCAATCGGTGGACCGGCCGGAGAGATTATTTCTTTAATTGGTGAAATAGGAACCTTTGCATTGACTGCTATGAGTGGTGTTGAAATGGCAGCAGATACATCGGCTAACGCTATCAGTACAGTTGAGAAGGCATCTGTTATTCTTGCTGTTATTAGTGCCGTTATACAGGTAGCAACAAAGATTTTCAGTATGTTCACTAAGGACGATACGACAGAAAAATACGAGAAAGCGAAAGAAACGTATGAATCCTATATTAATATTCTTGATCGGATAATTGAGAAACAGCTGGAGTTAGCGGAGACCTTGACAGGAGATACCGCAAACGCTGTTTATGAAGCTGCTATTGCCAATATCAAAGAACAAAGCGCAAATGCCCGAGTACTGGGGCAACAATACTTAAACTCTGGTGCTTCTGGAAAGTCACACTCAAAGGGTTATGATGAAGTAGATGATATGTCCGGTGAAGGCTGGAAACAAGCTGCAGAGGCATTAGGCATGTCCGTAAAGGAATTTAAAAAGAAAATGGGTGGTCGTATGACTGGATTATTTGATTTGACCGATGAGCAACTTGCGGAACTTCAGGAACATGCCGGTATCTTCTGGTCTCAACTTGATTCAGACACGCAGAAATTTGCAGATCAAATCGCAAATGGTGTCGGACAGGTAGCGGAGGTGCTGGAACAGCAAATAGCTGATACCACGCTTCTTGATTACAGCTCTCTCCGTTCAGACTTTCAGGACTTGCTTAATGATATGGACGCCGATTCTGCCGACTTCGCTGATAACTTCGAGGAATATATGAAGAATGCCATCGTAAATTCTATGCTTAAAGAAGAATTCATGGACAGCTTAATGGCTTGGAGAGAAAAACTTAACAATGCTATGGATGACGGTGTGACTGAAGATGAGTATAATGCACTGAAGGCAGAAGGGCAACAGCTCTCTAATGAAATGAAAGCAAAACGAGATGCAATGGCAGAAATGTTCGGCTGGAATGATAACGACGATGAGCGTGAGGCATCAAAGAAAGGATTTGCTTCAATGTCGCAAGATTCAGCCAACAAACTAGATGGAAGCTTTGCTGTAATGACTTCGCATACTTATTCTATAAATGAGGAAGTTAAGAGTATTAATTCAGGAACAGAGAAAATAGCAGAGAAACTGTCATATCTAATAAATATGGATAAGAATATGGCTGAAATGCTTCGGGGTAATGATACTATTGTTTCCCATTTATCGGATATCTCTAATTACACATCTAACCTTGTGGAAATAAGAGAGTTCATGTACGCTGTAAAGCTGGGAATAGACACGTTAAACACTAAAGGTATAACATTAAAGCGATGAAAGGGCAATTATTGATTGACGGAATAGAGGCATATACCAGCTTGGGTATATGTGTTACAAAGGGAAGTTATAATGATCTTGTAGCATTTCCTGCCATGAAGGAACCAGATAAGAATGATTGGCCGGAGGAGGATGGACAAGAATTCGATCTTTCTTGTCCTGCATTGGATACGGCCGAAGTAAGCATTGAATTTGCGTATATAGGCAGTTTGGGTATTGGTGGATTGATTGATATACTTTCTGACTTAAGCTATCATGAATTTTACTTTCCCTTAATCGGCAGGAGTTATAAGTTACGTCTGTCTTCCCAAAGCAGCTATGTTATTAATCCGGGCCTTGAAGTTGCTAAATTTATTTTTAGTAACGACTTCCCCCGAGAAGTCGATTACGAATACCAGGAGCCCGTAAATGAGCTTCCAATGCCTAAAGGTTACGAGATTGATGACAAAGACTTATCCGATTATGGCGTAGTCGTATTGCAAGGTAGCAATGCTGAAATACTAAAGGCTCCGACGGTAAAAAAGAACCTATTACAGAATTTCAAGCGTCAAGACGGGGCAATCTACGATGGTGAAGTTGTGAAATTCCAAACCAAAGAAGTATCTCTCAAATGCCTGATGCGGGCCGGGACGGTTGAATTGTTCTGGCGTAATCACGATGCCCTACTCCATGATTTAACACGGCTATCTGCTAAAGTCGATGATGAAGGATATGAGTATTCCGATGCGGAACGTATATTTTATTGCGATGAGTGGAGTGAAAGCTATCCCTGTTATTACAAGTCCTGTCAGACGAATACTTTTATGCTAAATAATGGTGTATGGTGGGAGTTCACTTTAAAACTTGTTTTTACCAGCTTCCGGATCGGAGAAACAGAGTTCTTACTTGCATCCGAAGCGGGTGAGTTTATTATAACAGAGGACGGAGAATTTTATATAGATTTAAATTGAAGAGGCCATGGATGAAAAAGAAATGAATGGAATCGTAATTAAAGGAGAATATCATGAGGCGGTACAATGGGACCTGGAAGGATTCAAATGTCACAAATGTTCCCTTTATGAAGTTTGTGATTGTATAGCAACTTGTACATTATCAGATATGTCTCTTTGTGAACATATTACTGATAACAAATTGTCTGTGTTTGTCAATCGCGGAAAAGTGAAAATAGAAAAAGTATAGAAGCCATGCCATTAAAAAAGAAAAGAATATCAGAATTAGATGAAGCTAACGACATGAAAGGCTTCTTCACTATCGGATACCGAATTGTTAGCGGTGTTAAGACTAGCCTTAAATTCGGGCTAGAGAAGATTCAGACGGCATTAGATAATATGCTCAAGGCTACGAGTGATGCACAAACAGCAACTACCGATATGAGGCAGTTAGAAGCCACAGTTGAAGAGAATGAATCGACTCGTGAAACCGCTGAATCCCGTCGCAATGCTTCCGAACAATCCAGGCAAACTGCTGAAACCGGACGTTCTCGTGAAGAACAGGCACGGGAAGCAGCTGAATCCGTTCGTATCACTAATGAGAATGCACGTAAAACCGCTGAAAGTGGACGCTCTACAGCTGAAACTGCACGGGATAATGCAGAAAAGAAACGTGTAGCTGACGAAGGTACACGAGAATCTAACGAGCAGGTTAGAAAAGATTCCGAAATAGGAAGAGGCAATGCCGAATCCGAACGTGTGGCTAATGAGAATGCACGCAAATCTGCCGAAACTTCCCGTGTGTCCGAAGAAGATAAAAGAAAGACTTCCGAAACAGAACGTGTTACGGCTGAAACCGGACGTTCCTCTGCTGAAAATATCAGAAAGCAAAATGAAGATGCGCGTAAGACAGAAGAAGCGGCCCGCGTAACTGCTGAAGATAAACGGGTAATTGCTGAATCCGGACGTGTTGATACAGAAGCTAAACGTGTGTTGGATGAACAAACACGTAAAAGTAATGAAGATGCACGTAAGACCGCTGAAACAGGTCGTTCTTCTGCTGAATCGGAACGTGTGAAGGAAGAAGACAAACGAAAAACTGCGGAGAGTGGTCGTTCTTCCGCTGAATCTACCCGTGTTTCTGCCGAGGATAAGCGGAAAACAGATGAAGCGACAAGAGAAACAAATGAAACCTCGCGTGTGGCTGCCGAATCTAACCGTGTTACCGTCGAATCCGAACGTGTATCTGCCGAAACAGCCCGCAAGTCAGCGGAGACAGGCCGTGACTCCGAAGAAAACAAGAGAAAGGCTGCTGAAACTTCCCGCGCTACGGCTGAAACTTCCCGTTCGTCAGAAGAAGACAAGAGAAAGCAGAATGAAGATGCGCGTAAAACTGCGGAAGGTACTCGCGGATCAAATGAGGCTAAGCGTGTAAACGCTGAAACGGAACGTGTCGAAACAGAGTCTCAACGTAAGTCAGAGTATGCCGGTATTGTGCAGGAAATGACACAGGCAACAGAAGAAGCCACGGCAGAGCTTGAAGCCGTTAAGAAAGCGACTAACGATGCAAATGCCGCTAAAAATGCGTCTGTTGAGCAGACAGCCCTCGCTAAGAAAGCCACGGATGCGGCTAATACTGCGGCTGGTAGTGTTAATGAAGCCAAAGAAGGAGCTAAGATTGCAGCGGCAGGCGCCAATGCCGCTAAAGCTGAATCGGAAGCTCAAACTGCCTTGGCAAAGAAAGCGACAGATGATGCAAATACGGCCAAGGATGCATCTGTTATACAAACAGGTTTAGCAAAGAAAGCCACGGACGATGCGAACGCTGCTGCATTGGCGGCTAACAATGCGGTTTCGGGAGTTGACGCAAAAGTGAAAGCTGCAGTCGATGCACTTGTTGCCGGTGCTCCGGATGCTCTCGATACACTTATTGAATTGGCGAATGCCCTTAACAATGATCCTAACTTTGCCACGACGATGGCAACAGAGCTGGGAAAGAAACTTAATATTTCTGATATTGTTAATAATCTGACAAGTGGAGGGACTAATAAAGTCCTTTCTGCCGAACAGGGAAAGGCATTGAAAGCAGCTTTGGACTCCCATAACCATGATAGTCGATATGAACTGATTATCACTAAACTTACAGCTTTTAATAAAGATTTTGGGACTAGTGCTGGGACTGTATGCGAGGGTAACGACGCCCGGTTAAGCAATGCAAGAACTCCGTTAGCTCACACGCATAAGAAAGCGGATATTAGCGACTTCCCAACCTCGATGCCGGCAAGCGATGTACCTGCATGGGCGAAAGCAGCTTCTAAGCCAGCCTATACAGCAAGCGAAGTAGGTGCATCTCCATCTAATCACAATCATGCAGGTACTTATGAACCTGCATTTACCAAGAACTCTGCTTTTAATAAGAATTTTGGTAGTGCGGAAGGAACCGTATGCGAGGGGGATGATTCACGGTTAAGTGATGCCCGTACACCGAAAGCGCATACTCACAAAAAGTCTGAAATCAGTGATTTCCCCTCCTCTATGCCGGCAAGTGATGTTTCATCGTGGGCGAAGCAGCCGAATAAACCTTCATATACAGCTTCCGAGGTTGGTGCTTCTCCGTCTAATCACAACCACGCAGGAGTATATCAACCGGTCGGAAGTTATGCAGCGAGTTCGCATACACACGGAGCAACGGATATAACTCCTGATAGTATTCACCGTTTTGTTACCGATACGGAAAAAGAGACGTGGAACAGCAAAGCTGCGGGAAACCATAATCACGATTCAGTGTATCAACCTAAAGGTAGTTATGCTGCTTCATCACATAGTCATGATGCGACGGATATTAACCAAGATAGTAGGCATAGATTTGTCACGGATTCAGAAAAGGCAAATTGGGATAGTAAGGCTGCAGGAAATCACAACCACGATTCAGTATACCAACCTAAGGGTAGTTATGCTGCAAGTTCTCATAAACATACAGCGACGGACGTTGAAGAAGATTCGACTCATCGTTTTATGACGGATGCAGAACGTACAAAACTTAGTGGAATAGCCTCCGGAGCTAATAATTACTCTCATCCGGCTTCTCATCCAGCATCAATGATTGAAGAAAGTACTACTAGAAAATTTATGACTGACGCAGAGAAAACTTTACTAAGTTCTCTCGGAACAAATTGTGCGTTGAAAGATTTTTCCAATGTTACGACACAGAACCTCGGACAGAATGGTTACTGTAAGTTTCCAAATGGACTGTTAATCCAATGGGGAAAAGTTTCAGGTTCTTCAGTTGTTAGCTACACCATAACTATGCCTACATCATTTTCTGATAAAAGTTATAAGATATTTGCAACAGTTTACAAGCCTTCATCTGACAGTAGTGTTTATTCCGCATCACCTATTGATGATTCAACTAAAACAGTTAGCCGATTTTGTATTAATAGAAATTACGCCTCTGGAGGGAGTACTGGATTATCACAAGAAACTTTTGATTGGCTTGCTATTGGGCGTTGGAAATTATGAAATAAATTATAACATTGAAATAAGAATGTATAACTTTAGTAGAAAATTGGTAGTCTTTTTTATAATCTTTTTTGCGCAAAGTTCTCTCGGGACTAATGCTATACAATTAGAATCACAAAATCTATGGAATGAAAAAGCACAAAATGGATATGTAAAACTAAGTAATGGGTTGTTGATCCAATGGGGGAAGCAACTTGGTTCAACGGCTACCACGGTTACAATTTACATGCCTCTTTCTTTTTGTAATACTGATTACATTATCCAAGGCTGTATTATTAAAGATGCTTATGATGGAAATGTATATACTGCTACACCATTAATTAATCCAACTATTAGTAGTTTTAAAATGGATAGAAATTTTGGTTCAAGTTCAGGAACAGGAGTTTCCAGGGCAAAGTATAGTTGGATAGCAATAGGACGTTGGAAATAACTAAATTATAAATTATGAAGTATTGGAAACAAGGATTCTATGACGAACCGGTAGACGGTTCAGTAGAAATAACAGAAGAGTATTATCAAGAGTTATTAGCAGGGCAATCAGCAGGGTTGATTATAGTTGAAAGCAAGAATTGCTACCCAATATTGGTAGAATATGAGTACGACATCGAAGAAGTGCGAAAAATGAAAATATCTGAAATACAGATATTTGACAAATCGGCCAATGTCAATTCTTTTAAAATTCAAAGGAAAAGTGTATGGTTAGACAAATCCACACGTGTTGGATTATTTAACTCAATTTCGATTGAGAAAAATGCAGGGAAAACGCATACAATCCTGTGGTATGATGCAATAAAATATATCATTCCCATTCCGGACGCTTTAGCAATGCTGAATGAGATTGAAATGTATGCACTAAACTGCTACAATGTAACACAATCGCACATTGCAGCAGTCAGATCATTGCAGACTATTCAAGAAGTAGAAAACTACAATTTCAAAATAGGTTATCCTGTAAAACTCAATTTCCCCGGATAGTTTGTCTTGAAGTCGTATGCTTCGATTTCCTCTTTCGTTTCTAGCTGATTAATAGCGTTAATATGCCCTTGTGTTGTATTGTAGCACATAAGGGCATATAATTCTATCTGCTGTAACATATCAATAGCCTTTTTAACAGGCAAAACAAATAGAGTATCACCCAGCCAGATATTTGTTTCAGATCGTCTGGATGCCCTTTCGATTGCAATAGAGTTCATAAGACCTACACGAGTAGCTTTATTCCACCATCCATGCGTATTATCTATACAGAACTGATTCACCATATCAGAGGAATCATATAGACTTAATTCATTGAGCTTGTGTGCTCTAATCTCTTCAATAGAGGGTTCATATATAGCTAAGATCGGATATCCCTTTTGGCTTTCAGCTATGAGTAGCCCGGCCGATTGTCCTGCCAATAACTCCTGATAATGCTCTTCTGTAATTTCTACCGAACCATCTATAGGCTCGTCATAAAATCCTTGTTTCCAATACTTCATGATATTTGTTTTTAAATTATTTCCAGCGACCGATCGCAAACCATGTAAAATCCCAGCCAGTCCAAACGATAGCCGGAGTTGAATTTATTCCACGGGTAAGGAATTTAAAATATGATTTATTCTTATTATTAGGGTCATAACCCGGAGCATACACAAATGATTCACCTGTAACGTTTATCCCTCCAGTAAGATAAACGTTGTAATTAGTATCATAGAAGCTGGTAGGGAAATACAGACTAGTTGTCCCCGTTGCTCCAGCTCTTGTTCCCCATTGCATTAATAAGCCATTACTATACTTGACATATCCGTTTTGTCCCAAATTTTGACTAGCTACTTGAGTTGCATTAGTTCCGAGAGAACTTAGGTGAATTAAACTACATTTTGAGTGATTTCTTTTAAATATTTTTCATTTTGATTTATTTCGTGACAATGCCGTTGATGTTGCGTGTTATATATTATTTTGGCAATGATTCGTCTATCATTTCCTTACTTTTATGCCTATTATTCAATACATTTCTATTTGACGTTTATATTTTAGGATATAATTCTAAGGACATGATAAGTTTATATAATGGTGATAAGGAAATAAAAATCGAAGTAAAGGATGAAAGCTACTCTTATGAAGCTATCATGGGAGAAGATACACTCACTTTGTATTTTTCACATCCGGGGTATATTGAAATTCCAGTTGGCTCCTGGTGTGACTTCTACGGGAAGCGTTATTCCTTGAAGAAGGATAGCAATTTCAAGAAGAACGGTGAACGTAACTTCGAATATACATTGATTCTGGAAACGGGGAAGGCTGATACGATGTTGTGGAAAGTACGCCATACCGTTGATAGAAGTATTAAGTTCTCATATACAGCTAAGGCACACGAACATCTACGTCTACTCGTTGAAAACCTGAACCGTCGGAGTACCGGGTGGAAAGTCGGTAACTGCATTGAGGGAACGGAAAAAGTAATCAACTACAATCACACTTATATTCTTGACGCTCTCAATCAACTTGCAGAACTATATGAAACAGAATGGCAGATCACTGAAGAAACTGTGAATGGAAAGCAAATTAAGACTATCCATCTGCGTAAAGTTGAGTATAACAAGAAGAACCCTTTGAAACTGTCGTATGGTAAAGGCCACGGCTTCAAGGTCGGTGTTGGTAGGACTTCTGGGGATATACCACCCGAAATAATTTTGGTAGAAACTACAGATCGCAATATTGATTATTCTACATACGGATCTAAATACCTGTTACTTCCAAAGAATAAGACTCTTGTTTACGAAGGGAGAACGTATAAGACAGATGCGGATGGAACTTGTGTCATGCGTGCTGATAAAGAACTTACAACAGCAAAGGAAGATAGTCTGGACTGTACAGCTATTTATCCTTCCCGTGTTGGTACTGTTAGTTCTGTTATTGAAGTGAACAAGGAGAATAACTTCTTTGACTTTGTAGATAAAGACATTCCTGAAGAATTGAATTTCGAAGATTGTCTCATAGCAGGAGAAACAATGACGGTTATTTTCCAGACTGGTATGCTTACAGGCAAGGAGTTCGAAGTAAAGTATATCCATGAAGCGAAAGACAAGAAAGAGGCACGTCGATTTGAAATTGTTCCGCAGGAAATTGATGGTATTACTATGCCGGAGCCGGAAGTCTGGCGACCGAAGGTTGGTGATACATACGCAGTGTTCGGAATGCAATTGCCGAAGGCTTATATCTGTAACGATAGCACACAAACGGGTGCGAGCTGGGAAGCTTTCAAGGAAGCTGCTAAATACCTCTATGAACATGAAGATAAAGCATTCATATTTACCGGGACATTGGACGGTATTTGGGCAAAGAAACGCTGGTTGGAGATCGGCGGTAAAATAGTACTCGGAGGGTATGTTGATTTCTATGATACGCAATTTCATCCGGAAGGTTCTCTTATCCGGATGATAGGAATCAAACGTTTTGTGAATAATCCGTATTCACCCGAAATTGAATTGTCTAACGAACCGATAGGCACGTCTGTTTCAAGTGATCTGAACAAGATAGAAACTAACGAGGTGACAGTTATTGAGAAGCATAAGGACGCTTTACAATTCACAAAGAGACGGTTTCGTGACGCACAGGAAACGATGTCTATGCTTGAAGATGCACTGTTGAACTTCTCCGGCTCTGTCAATCCGATAACCGTTTCAACTATGCAACTGCTTGTAGGTGATGAAAGTTTGCAGTTCCGGTTTGTGAACTCAAAAACGAATCCGGCACAGATATCTCACAATATTACTTATAATGCCAACACAAGAATTCTGAATGCTCCGGCAGGTATTCTCCAACACATGACGCTAGGAATTAGTGCTCTTTCATCTTCCCACAAGCCCAATGAATATAAGTATTGGGATATGGCTAATTATGATTCTCCGGTACTCATTGACCCTGCAAAGAAGTTTTATCTATATGTTAAATGTAGCAATGAGAATCAAACCGGTACGTTTCTTCTAAGCGAAACGGCTATTAAGATGGAGGGCATAGCAGGATATTATCACTTCCTAGTCGGTGTCCTCAACAGCGAGTATGAAGGTGACCGCAGTTTTGTTGAACTGTATGGATTTACGGAGATTCTGCCGGGACGGATAACTACTGAACAGATAATTTCCCCGGATGGGGAGACGTATTTCAATTTGGTAAAAGGTGAAATAGGCGGAAATATTCAAATTAAAACCGGATCGTCTGGATTGGAAAATCTGTCTGAATGGGAAGCAGCTCACAAAGAAATTGAAGATGCTGGTAAAGCAGCAGAACAGGCCAATAATGCAGTAGAAGGGCTTCATGGTTATGTAGATGGAGTATTTGCCGATGGTATTATTACGGAGGCCGAAGCGAAAGCTATTGAAAAGTATATCAATACGATTAATAATGCAAAGGCGGCGATTGAAGCTACCTATAACAAGCTATACACTAATGTGTATTTATCCGGGTCTGCCAAAACGGGTTTATTAAATGCTAAAGTTACCCTTATGGGGTGTATTTCAGACCTGATAAATGCAATTAATACAGCTATTGCAGACGGACTTACAACACCGGAAGAGAAACAAAACGTTGATGCCAATTTCGCCTATTTCAATAGTGCCTATGCTGATTTCAACACAGCCGTAGAATCTGCAAATAGAGCTATTCAGGATAAGCTAAAGGAGTTCTCGGATACCGCTATGAAAGAAGCATTGCAAGCCTTACAAGACGCAGAAGATGCCGGCAAAGCAGCGGAACAGGCAAACAGCGCAGTTAGTGGTTTGCACGACTATGTGGACGGAGCATTTGCTGACGGCATTATCACGGAAGCAGAGGCTTTAGCCATTGAGAAGTATCTAAATACAGTCAAAAATACAAGGGCAGCCGTCGAAGCTACCTATAACAAACTGTACGCAAATTCATACCTGGAAGGTGAAGCGAAAACAGGTTTGCTGAATGCCAAAATATCCCTATTTGGTGCTATTGACAATCTTATTGCTGCAATTAATGTAGCTATCAATGACGGGCAGACAACCGTTGAGGAGAAGAGGAATGTAGATGATAAGTTTGCCCTGTTTAATTCTGCCTTAGCTAGTTTCAATACAGCGGTTGAAGTTGCGAATAAAGCTATTCAGGATAAATTGAAAGACTATTCAGATCAGTGCTTCGCTGAATTGAAAGTACTCAATACTCAAATCTCCGCACAGGTGACGCGGGTCGATAGCTTAACGCAGAGGATAGATACTGCCGGATGGATTACCACGGCCGATGGAAATAAAATTTATGCTTCTAAAGAGCTAGAAAGTGGCAATACGCTTATATCTTATATCAACCAGGCGGCCGGAGAGACTACGATTCATTCATCTAAAATTAACCTACAAGGTGTCGTAACAATTTCATCACTAAATAGCGAACTGCAAGCAACTATTAATGGTAAAGCAGATAGCGATAAGCTGGGTGCTTTGGCTGAATTAAATTCAGTTGGTATCGAGCATTTAGGCAGTACAATCATTGATGGAGATACGTTGAATACTGGTCTAATTAAAGTTAGACATCTTGACGCAGATTCCGGGTTCATAGGTGGTTTTACTATCGAAAATGGACGTCTCGTTTGGACGCGTTCAGATTATTTCGGAGGGACATCAAGAAGTTTAAAGCTTGGTTCAGGAACTGCAAAGGAAGGCGTTGTTAATGTGACTTTTAATGCTGCAACTGATGGTAAATTTGGAGTTTGTGCAGTAGGAGCAACAACTGGAGGAAGTGCGGCCATCTATGGTTCTTCTAAATCAAATCCTACATATCCGAGCAATTACATTTATGCAGGTTTCTTTGATGGTAATGTGAATGTATTGGGTGATGTTTCTGCGAATGGATTTTACCCAAGGGATGGCAATGGTAATTCATTATCTGTACTGTCCGATGTATGGATTACTAATCTGGACTCTCCTGGAAAGATCTACAAACAAAAAATACGTATAATAAAAGGTATGGTAGTAGAAATGACAAATACATAAAATTGTAATGAAAGTAAATTTAAACAGAAACTTGCTTGACTTTAGAGGTCGGGAGTTTATTGAATTAGTGAATGGGAAAGAAAGTAAGAAATCTGTCCGTGATTTGGTTGCAGAGGCATTATTTGCAGCTGGTTCTAATCCACAGAAGAATATGGAAACTTCCAAGAAGTTACGAGCATATAAAATGCTACAACAGATTATTAACAATCGTGGAGTACTTGATATTGAGACAGAAGATGCTGCTCTATTAAAAGAGATTTGTGGAGAATATCTCACTGCAGGTACATACGGACAAATTTATGATTTAATAGAAGGAGGAAACAAGGAATGAACATCACAGCAACTAACAGCACTGCTTCAACCAAGGTTACGGATGCTATCAGAATTAAATACAGAATATCAACCCGTGGCACCGAAGCGGTGAAAGATATTACTGCCGAAATCATTAAGGATGAAACGACTGTCGGATTCTTCAATGCATCGCGAAATGGAGTAACCGGATTTTCGCTACATGAGGATCATGGACTGACTTCTGAAGAAGTGAAGAAGGTATTTCAGACAGCTATTGATGATTGTAGCGAAGTCTTTAAATAAAGTATTAATATTTTAGATAAATGATTATGGATTATTTCAAAAACTTACTTATTGGATTGATTACCGGTATAGCTGCTTATCTCAATCCTATCTCTGGGGAGATCAAAAGTCTTATTGCTGTATTTGCCCTCAATTTCATTTGTGGACTGCTTACTGCACTCCTTATCAATCATGAGAGTTTTTCTTTTAAAAAGGCTTGGAGGTGTATCGTAGAAGCAACTATTTTCTTTGCCTTGGTTAGCTGTATCTACTTTATAGGTGAACACAAGGGAAATCCGGAAGGTGCTCTACAATGTGTCTCATTTATTACGTATAGTGTTTTCTATTTCTACGGGGTGAATATTCTTCGAAACATAAAAGAGATTTTACCCAACTCTAGTAATGGTTACAAGGTAGTAGCTTTCTTGCACTATGTATTAAGTGTTGAGTTTATAAAGAACATCCCCTATTTAACGAACTACTTACAAAAAGGAGACGCAAAATGAAAACTATTGATGCAATTATCATCCATTGTTCGGCCACGCGTGCCGGGCAGGATTTACGTGCAAAGGACATTGACCGGATGCACAAGCAAAGAGGTTTTAGTCAGATCGGTTATAACTTCGTCATTGACCTGGACGGAATGATAGAGAACGGTCGCCCGCTTTCCATCGACGGGGCACATTGCAATACGAAAGGTTTTAGCGAATCTTCGTATAATAAGCACAGTATAGGTATCTGTTATATCGGAGGCCTGGACGCATCTGGAAAACCTGCAGATACACGTACTCCAGCCCAAAGGACAACCTTGCGTGAATTAGTCGCGAAGCTCTGTAAGGAATATCCTATAATCGAGCTTCTTGGACATCGTGATACTTCTCCGGATCTGGACGGAAGCGGAGAAGTAGAGCCGGCAGAATATATTAAGGCGTGTCCCTGCTTTGATGTCAGGAGTGAATTTTCCAGCTTCTTACACAATATAGTAGTTCGACCATGAAACGGCTGATTTATATTACCATATTGCTGATGTCAGCATTATGGTTCACATCGTGTCGAAATATTCAATATGTTCCAGTGGAGAGTGCAAGAACTGAAGTTAAATATAAAGATAGGTTTAAACGTGACTCTATTCATATACTTGACAGTGTGTTTATATTGGTAAAAGGGGATACAGTTTTTCGAGATCGTTATCGGATTGTTTATAAAGATAAGTTGATCCGGGACACTGCATATGTTCATAAGACAGATAGTATTTTGATTCCGTATCCGGTCGAAAAGAAATTAACTCGGTGGCAACTAATGAAAATGAATCTAGGTAGTTGGGTGTTCGTAATTATAATTACGATAATTGTAGTTGCAATCATTTTGTTAAGTACAAAATAATCAATATCTTTGTTTTATGTTGAACTGTTTTCTATTATTAAAATGAAAGAATTTAAAGATTATGATATTCATTATCAAGAATTAATACTTGATATTTTAGAGTATTTCAATATATCGAATGGTATTAATGGTAGAAGCGTATCAGAATTTTGTCATTTAAACACCCCTTCTGGGGAAAGTTTTTTGAGCCCCAATATTATTACAAAAATTTGCGATATTCTTTGTGATAATAATTATATGTCAAGAGTTAGCTCTGGAGGTGTTGCTGGAATTAATAACAACTACCTCAATACTGCTGATTTAAAAGCATTTACATCAGATAAAGAACGAAACCTTCATTTCTTTAATTCTGTAGTTTATGGATTTGAATATATTTATAAATTTTACGAAGACAAAGTTATTCCCATAATTGCTTATAAAGAAGATGGAACACCTATGATAGGTAGTTGCTTTAAATTCCATAATGGTATTGTTACTGCAAGACATTGCCTGGAAGATGGCAGGTCTGTTTCTATTCCTGGATATAGTCAGGAGGTATTAAGTAAAGCTAAAATTTATGTGAGTAAAAATCCCGCAGTAGATATTGCATATATTGATATAAATCAAAAAGCAATACAAGTTTTCATTGAAGAACCTCATGTTTTAGATGAGATTCTTGTAATGGGATATCCGATGATTCCACGTTTCTTGCAATTCTTTACTGTTGAAAAAGCTACGATCTCTTCTATAGCTAAAGTCCGTTTTGCAACTTCCCGTGGAGCTATTACTTCAATTGCAGATGAGATGTTTACTAAAGATATTACACAACTCATGTTGATAACGGCTCGAATCACTGGAGGAAATAGCGGTGGACCTATTATAAACAAACAAGGTTCAATTGTTGGCATTGCGATAAGTGATACTAAGGCTGAAGGTGAAGGATACGATAACCTTGGATATGGCATTGCCATTCCTATATCAGTTACTCTAATGAATAAAATAATAGAAGAAAAGTATACAATAGATGTTCATTTTGAGAATTTTAAGGATGTAAGTTAATTGGGGTACAAAGAAATAAGTATTCAAGAAGGGGAAGTGTTCGCAAAATCTGTTATAATAAATAGGTAACATATTAGGCTACCTTTTCTTATATTCTCTACAAAATATTAGAATCGTTAATCTTCATTTTCATAAATAATTGGCAAATAGTATTCAAATTAAAAAAATAATAGTATATTTGTGTACAGACGTGGATGTCTGTTGTATCATCTCTCTACGGAAAAGTTGCTAATTTTCGAAAGCGGGAGACAATACGTTATTTACTCCAAAAGGAATGAGCCTCGACTAAGTGTAGTCGGGGCTTTTTTATTTGAATTTTATTTGATAAGTCCATCTTGATTTGTATGTTTGCATAAACTTTAAAAACTATGTTTGACCTATTAAAAATGTATGAGAATGGGGCTTTCTATTTTAAGCCTGGAGAAGATCTGAAAACAAAATGCATGGATTCACAAATTCCCAAAGAATGCTGTGGAGTATATATAGTATATGGATTTTATGGAAATGAAAAAAAAGTAATGTACATCGGAAGTTCTGGGCACCTTGATGAAAATAATAAGCCCAAACCTCGTAAAGGTGGATTAAAAAGAAGAATCTATGGAAAGCAAAAAAATGAATCTGGAAAATTAGTTTACCGAAACAAGTTATGGCCTGATTTAATGGGGACATCTATTACTAAATTAGAAATATGTTGGTATAACACAGGAGATGATAACCCTTTAAATGTCGAGTTTCTTTTATTATTGGAATATATTATTCTTTATAGGAAATTTCCGATATGGAACAAAGAAATTAAACTTGATAAACGACTGAATGTTGATTTAGAAAACTTTATGAAGGAAAAAAATATCTCTTTTTTTAAGATGATATCAGCTCAATAAACTATATATTCATTGACTACGAAATTTAATAGAATTTCATGAATCCAAATACTGAATACGAAAGATTCACACAAGAAATATATCAGGAGTTAGTTAATGCTCATGGTATTACTACTAATGTTGAACACAATATAAAGCTCACTGGTAAATCAGGACAAAAACATCAAATTGATGTATACTGGGAGTATAAAATAGCTGGTATTCAGCACAAAGTAGCCATCGAATGTAAAAATTATAACCGTAAGCTCTCTGTTGATAAAGTAAATGCATTTCGTGGTGTATTGGCTGACCTTATTGATGTTAAAGGAATTATGATAACCCCAAAAGGCTACCAAGCTGGAGCAAAAAAAATAGCAGATTCATGCGGAATTAATCTAAAAGAATTAAGAACTCCTAGTGAAGAAGATGATTGCATAGTAGCAGAAATAAATCTTAGTTTCGGCATATCTCTTACCCAACGTCTTTTTTCACTTGATAATGATTGGGCAAAAGCAAATAATATAAATTGGCTATCATATAGAAATTTCATTGCCCATTTTTCGCAACGAGGTGATGATTGGGGAGAAGATTATCTTCCTTTAGATACCGCTGAAGATGACATTCTTGATGAAAAAGGTAATATTATTACGACTTTTGATAAATTAGAAAGTGAACTTCCTCAAAAAACAGCACAGGTATTTGATTTTAAGAACGCTTATGTTATTACCTGTAATTGGGGAAAAGTAAAAATAAAAACGGTCAAATTTATTAATAGCAAGACACATAAACAGACATTAATAACTCTTGATGCGAGGAGTATAACAAAAGCAATACTCAAGGATGCATTAAGTGGTGAAATAATGTTTTTTTCTAAGGAAGCTAAAAAATAAAAGGGGATTACTACCTCTTTATGCTTTTTGTAAAATGGTTGGGTCAGTTGAAATCTTCTTAATAAAATCTCTCTCTATTATATAAGCGTCCATTTTATTAGCATCAAACGGTTTAAGTAAAGAAGTAACATCCGCTTTCTGTAAGTCAGAATCCAGCCATTTTTCTTCGTCCTCTTTAGATAGGATAGCCGGCATCCGATGTTTCGTATTATGGATATAATCGGTCAAAGGGTTGGCGTCAGTGGTAATAATAGAGAATGTATCATATTCTTCTCCTGTCTCTTTGTCTAGCCAACGATCGTAAATACCTGCCATCGAAAAGATAGGTTCATTTTTCAGATATATGTAATAAGGTATTTTTTTGCTCCCTTCATGTCTCCATTCGAAATAGCCGGTTGATGGCACGATACATCGCTTCTTCATTATCGGTTCACGAAAAGAAGGTTTCTCAAATATCGTATCCGCCCGTGCGTTAAGCGTCATTCTCCGTATCTCATCAGCATTAGTTTCATCTTTCGTCCAAAATGGGATTAGCCCCCCAGTTGAAAACTTGTATTTCATCCGCGGTTGTGATAATAGGATATTTGGGGAAGTTGAAAGCATTCACATGGTACTGTTCGTTTAGCATATCTTGATATATTTCAACAATATCCGATTTACGACCGTACCGGGTGGCCAGCTTAATGGCTTTTGCTGACATGGAATTATGGAAACACATACTATTTACAATTAATGTTTATAATCTGATTCATATCAGTAGTATAACGCCCGGAGAGTTGTTCTTGTTTAAGTTTCCAGTCTCTCCCTGTTCCTTGAATTGCTAATTTCACGAGTTGGTTATGTTCTCCGTTAATCTTATCTATTGCCTGTTGAAGTCTTTCTTGCTTTTCACGATCCACTGAATCAAAAAGTCCAAGCTGGGCACCTTCAGTTATTTCGGTGATGATAACCCCGGCTTTCTTATACTGATAACCATTCATGAATATTGTCTCTAATCCAGCTAGCGCATAATGTACTATTTCTTGCGTATCATTTGTTGGTACCGGAAGATGTAGAACGGTATTTTTCCAATATTGAGGAAGATCTTCCCGAAAGTTATTCGTGTGGATAAACACCATCAGGGATATTGCATAAGATTTTTGTTTCCGGAGTTTTCTTGCACAGGTGGAAGCGTGTGTTGCTATTGCTTCAGCCATTGTGTCTATATCAGTGAGCATCTTGCCAAAACTTCGTGAAGTGCAAATTTGCTTTTTGGCCGGTGGAGCTGATTCCATATTAATACAGGATATACCGCGAAGCTCTTTCCATGTACGTTCTCCTACAACCGTCATATTCTTGCATACCCATGCACCGGAAAGCTGCGTCAAGTCGTATGCTGTTTTCACTCCTTGCTTTTCGAGCTTTGCTGCTTGTCTACGTCCGATTCCCCACACATCACCGATATTCGTCAGTTGTAGGGCCTTGATTCGTTTATCTTCAGTGTCTATAATGCATAGCCGATTATATGCGGGATATTTCTTTGCGAACTTATTAGCTACCTTTGCAAGCGTCTTGGTAGGGGCAATACCTAAACTAACAGGAATGCCTGTCCCACGTGTTACCTGGTTTACTATTTTTGTTCCAAGTGATTGAATATATTGAATGCCGTCAAGGTTGATAAACGCTTCGTCGATAGAATAAACTTCCAGTTCGGGTACTAATCCTGCTAAAATAGACATCACTCGTCCGGACATATCACCATACAGCGTATAATTGCTACTGAATACGGCAACTCCGTGACTGCTTACTAAATCCTTAATCTGATAAGCAGGTACTCCCATTTTGATACCTAGTAATTTAGATTCATTACTTCGTGCAATAACACACCCATCATTGTTACTAAGTACGACGACAGGCTTCCCATTAAGCAACGGGTTAAATACCCGCTCACAGGAAGCGTAGAAGTTATTACAGTCCATCAATCCGAACATTATCTTTTCCTCCGATTCTTTTTAATTGTATAAGTTACTATTCCCCACACCATAAACTCATTATCTCTTGTTACCTTAATCAAGGGATAATCAGGATTGGAGGGAACCAACCAAGCTGCATCAGGTTCTAATCTTACTCTTTTGACAGTAAATTCCCCGTCTATAAAGCACACAGCAAGATCATCATCCAGTAATTCAAGTGACTTGTCAATTACAAGTATATCACCTTCTTCTATTCCCTCATCCTTCATTGAATCTCCGACTACGCGTCCGTAAAATGTGCTAGCCGGATGTCGAATAAGTTCTTTATTCAAGTCTATAGCCTGTTCCAAATAGTCTTGTGCTGGTGAAGGAAAACCGGCCTTTATACCTTCATCTGCAAATTTAAGTGGCAGATTGCTGGATATATCTATTTTATGTATTTCTATTTGTTTTTTCATAACTCTGCTTCTTTTCATTAAGAACAAAAGAGGTCAGGGTTTGCTCACTAAAGATACTCGTTTTTAATTATAAATAGTTTTTTCCCAGTCATCCAACACTGTTACATCCCACCGAGGAAGATCCGGATTAATATAGGTTACAGACCTACCATACACAGAGAAACTTTTTCCTATAAACTCGTCGATAGCTTCATCTTCCCCTTTTTGAAGACAGATATTCATAAAAACATGCATTTCTTCCCAGTTTGTAGGCCCAATGAACAAAGATTCAATGAGCCTACCTTTTACAGGAGCTCCGACAACCTGATCTTTAATTCTGTCAACCAAAGAAACTGCTTCTTCGAATGTCATACTTGTAATTTTAGAGCAAAGATATAAAAAAAACAGATGCCCTCTCCCCTATCATATAAAAGCTATTTCAATCTGTGGAATTTCAGTATTACATATTTCAATTCTATTAAGAAAGATATTTTTGTAATTCTTCGATTGCCTGTGATGCACTTCGAACTACCACATACTTATTACGGCATGATTCCGCTTGTTTTTGAAACTCCTTCTGTTCTTCTGACTGTTTCCCTACCCTCGTTTTAAACTCTATACAAAGAGAAGCAAAACCCTTTTTGGGAATAAGTACGATCACATCAGAAACACCTGGCTTTACTCCTTGACGTTTCAGGTTAGCAGCTTCCCGTACATGACGACTTCCACCATTCGGAACGGCAAATATAAGTTTGTCAGGTATATTAGGAAAATATAGAGGAATAAGTTTAAAGAACTCTGTTTGTATGCGAGCTTCCTCGTTATTATGTACTTCTTTTGAACGTGGAGGATTACGCTGATCTGCATAACAATTATAACACATAAAGCCGGTATCGGTTTTAATAACCGACACCGTTTCCTTTCCACATAAAATACACTTTTCTTTAGTCATTAATTCAAAATAAGCTAAATTGTATTGGTCTTCTACCTACTGCTGTTATCGTTCTCTCATGAATCGGACATTGCGAAGCATACGGGCATCTTCCTGACATAGCAGAAAGATGCGCTCCATGCCATTCATCCCAATCTGTTACATTATTAGCGGAGAGGAAAGTTATCAGCTTCATACAGCAGAAACCTCGTTCTTTCTCTTGACCTCCTGTAACTTCAAATAACCCATTGCTCTGTGGACGCTTCATTTAATTCTATATTATTTTTGTTAATAGTTAATCCTCAATGAAATATAATTTATTCATATCAGTTCTTGTTATGGGATAATTAATTCGGGATTATCATAGATATTACCAATCACGATAGTATCATCCATTCTTGTAAGGTCAGATTGCCCGAAATAGAATAAATTTCGACCATTAGATAGTTGAAAGCGGCAATTATCATATAGGATAATTGCAGTATATTCTTCTGGTTCAAAACCAAATGTAACAGTGTGAAGAATATCCCCTTCATAGATCTCCATCCCTTTCTTGTCTAATAACCCGGTGAATTGTCCTGTTGTATTCAGAATAACTTCATACCGAATCATGTTCCATACGGCAGCTTTGTCCGGGCATATATATGCCTTGCCGTTTAGCAGAAGCAAACTGCCATACAACCATTCATGAATCCCAAACCTAGATTTTCCTCTAAATTTAATTGTTCTCATTATATTCTTTTTTGATTGTTGTTATACGTTTATTTTTGCACGGGAAACACTCCCCAATTTTCCGCCTTCTTCCATCCATGTTTTATAGCATTTATCACAAAGAGAGTTGCCATATCCTGAAACATAGCGTTCGCTCCCTTTGGGTATTGATTCAGCGCATATAAAACATTTTGTATCTTTTCGGGCTACTTTCTTTGAGAAAGCATCTTCGCCTTGTCTTTTTGCATGATAAGCCATATTTATTCCTTTCTATTTAATCATACTTCTTTATTATCGTCTTCTTTTCTTTCCCGCCCGTAAATCGCCCGGACTATTTCAGCAGCGTAATGTCCTATAATCGCTGATATAGGTACCATTAAAAACCATGCAAAGTCACTCATATCTATACTGTTATTAATCAATTATTTCAAATGTCACTTTCACTTTTTTACAGCGAAAACCTTTCTTATACATCTGTTTCCATGTCAAATTAGTTCCGTCCAGCCAGTACCTGACGCAATCTCTTCGGTAATATTTTTGAGTATTCATCACAAGTGTACCATTTGGGTAGGTTATCATGTACATTATATCTTCACGCATATCGACTCCTTTTTATTCTTGTTATACTCTATTTATCTCATCATTAATTCGGAACATACTGTCACTTATAAAGTCGTATATCTTGTACATTAGTTCCGGCTCTTGCTCCTTTGGAGAATAAACCATAACCCTTTTACCAGCACCTTTCATCCATCCGGCTTCTGTATTAGCTGACCGCCCACAAGGAAGAACCATAACACAGACATCCGCCCACTTCATTGCATTAAAATCTAAATCAAATCCTTTTTGCGCAATCGGGTGATTGAGTGCCTCTTGATATTGCTGAGTACTCCAATTCTTCCAATTAGGGTCAATACTCGACCACGAAAAGCCATAACTCATGTCACCATTGGGATGGGTGAAGTCATATACTTCGTGACCTTCACTTCTGAGAAACGATACAACGTCTTGTTGATATGAGTTTCTCCAACTACTTGCTACGTAAATCTTTGCCATATTATTTTTTATTATTACATTTGGACTTCATTTGCAATGTTGCAAATGATTAATTTTTTTAATTATGAAAAATTTAATTAGAAAAAGCATTCTATAGCTTTACTACCGTACGGCTATGGCAATGCTTAAAATTGAATAGACGGTAGGCTGGGACTTTGTGCTAAACTGTATTGACCTTTTGTAGTGGTTAATAGAGAAAATTACTTAGCACAGCTAAGTCCCTAAAT